CATCAAGGAAAAACCCAACAACATACTCGCCTTCTTTTGGTGCAGAGAATGATTCGTTGTTATTGACAGAATATACTGGAATTGCCCATGGTAAATCTTCTGTTGGGATTGCAACAGTATCATCTGTGTGTATTCCAAAGATGCGAACACGACATCTTCCAATCTTTTCTGGATCATTGCGATCTTCAACGACGCCAATCCACCATTGAAATCCGTCTTGTCCAATAAAATTCTTTCTTAATTTCATGAGTTAATTACCAAATTCCACGCAGAATTAAATTGTGGGTTAAATCCTATATTGACATTCACTGAGTCTTTGCAAAGCTCTGCATGACAATAGTAATAATTTTCAATAAGTTGATGACGTATTCCAGTGATTAGATATCTTCCTGACATCATATTGTCTTCTTTGATATTATTTGGATCTGTTTGTGCATCATTTTTAGGCAAACTGACATTCACAATATCGCCGACTGACAACGAACTATCCCCTGGCAGATCAACATGCAATCTTGTGTTATTTAAGAGAGCTATTCGAGCAGCACGCGAAAGTAACCATTTACTTGTGAGCATGTCTTGAAATTTAGGAAACATGCGAACATAACCAGAAGCCTGATTTAAAGAATTGCCCATTCTATTTTTTGCGTAACTATACGGCAAATATTCATTCAACAGTTTAAGAGATGACTGATTCACACCAAACTGTTCGTATTCAGTCGTTCGATTCATAATATCAAGTTTCAATAGTTCAGATGCGTATGCTCCATTATTCATGCTATCCAAAACATCAAATACTTGTTTAAATTCCATCTCATCTAATTTATCATGTCTTGATCCGATGGATTCTAAGAAGTTTTGATTTTTTGGTGAGTAATAAATTGTTTTCTTTGCTGGTCTGGAATATAAACTGCTCAAGGAAACAAAATTAAAGCCATTGATGTTCTCGTAAAACATGTATCCAGGAGATAAATCTTTTGGATTTATTGCAAAGGATGCAATCCAATTGATAGCCTCAAATGGTCTTAAGTTTGGAACAATTAGAGGACTTTTTTCTGGATTAATTAGTAGGCTTGATTGCTCGATGTTATCATCGGTTAGTTTTTCTGGAGAAATCTTTAAAAAATTTCTAGAAATAATTTTAATAATATCTGAAAGTCTACTCTCCTTAAATGATTTGGAGATGTAGTATTGTTGATTCAACATGAATTCTTCAGAGCAGAAATGCAATTTAAAAGTTGCATTTGATGTTCCACGCAAAGTATAATCACTTATCTTGTAGATTCTAAAAACTTTTTGATACCTTTGCATTCCAGGTGTGCTAAATGCGACAGAAATAAATTCGTTTCCGTGCATCTTCAATCTGTTTAGCAAATCATTTGAGTCAACAAGAGTCGCATCACCACTGATGACATTGTTGAACAGATCCTCGTATAAATTTATTTCTTGAAAAACGAAATCGACGTCAATGTTAACCCCAAGACAATTGATTAACTTTAATTCTGTTAAAGAAAAATCATACTCAGAGTACAGACCATCACCAGCTGATCTTCCGCTCGAATTAACATCTTTCATATTATTTTGCCAGCATTAATGAACTAAATTGATTCTCAATAGCACCGATTATTGAAGACTGTGGCACTATAATTTTTCTTCGCTCTTCGTTTAATTCAACCTCATAATCATAATATGATACAGGAGAAACTGTTGTTGCAATTGTCATTTGAGCATTTCCGCCAGTCACTGAACTTACAACATTAAATGTATTCGAATAAGAAGTATTTGTGTTGAGAGCAATTACAGTATTTGTTGAGTAATTAAATCCATTTGCTGTGATTCTATACTTTTTGACTTCAGAAAATGTTGGATCATCTGAGTTTGTTTTTGTCTCTGTTACTTCATAATGACTTACAGTGTTAACAGCCCACTGGTATCCATCTAAGTTGTTTGTGATTGCAATAACAGTATGTGTTTGCGCTGCCGAGTTAGCAGTTACACCTTTAATGGTGCTACCATTTGCAAACATCTGAGAAGGAAATTTTAATTTTAAAACTTTATTTGTTGAATCATAGGCGACAATTGTTGCATCTGCTGTTGATTTATCGTAAGTAGATGCCCCCTGATAGACAATCTCACCTGCAGTATAATAGGTTCCTGGAGTTGCATACGACTCCGCAGTGCTCAAACTTACATTAATTGATCCATACTTTTGTTTGATATATTTTTCAAAGTCATATGGACCTAGTGGCCAATCAAATTGAGGATCAATGATTTGATTGACAAGAAAAAGAATCCAATGTTTCTCAGGATTTCCATAAACTCTGTTCGCAATTTGCTCTGCTGTTTCTTCACCCTTTACTTCATATTTAAAAAATAAACTTTGATTTGACAGAATAGAGTCGATAAATTTAACTCTAGCGAGCATATCTGGAACAATTTTTGCATTTGTTCCTTCTTTATTGATAGAGTATAATACTCTTGGAAATTTTGAGAAATAAGACATTAGTAACCGTTCTTAATATCGTTTTTAGTGAGAACGACGCTTTCTATAAATTCAAGATCAAGGCTTATAGAAACTGGAGTGCCGTCTTGGTGTGTTGCAAAGGTATCTAACTGCGCTGCATAGTTTGTGTTGATCGAGGCTATCATGCATGTCGTAACTCTAGGCATCGCTAAATTTTCTACAAATTTTCCTGTGCTATCTCTACGAAGGAACTGAATTTCGAAATGATTTGGTGGAACCAAATATCGAGTTCCGCTACCTTCTGCAGCTGTGCCCTGTCCACCAGCATTCTCAGAGTGTGAATGGAATCTGAAGGTCTTAATGATTTTCTTAACTTCTTCTGCTTCTTTTAAATTTCTTGGAGCAAATCTAAATTGGAACAAGAAGGATCTTGGTTGCGTTCCACCGTATGTCATTTCAAGCATCGGATTTAATGCATAACCGAGTCCTGATAGAATCGCTTCAGTTGATCGTGTCCCAAATATTCCTGCTCTTCCAGCCAGCTCTGCAAATACTTCTGTTCTTCCTAAAGCAGATCCAAGTCCACCTAAAGCAGCAGGAAATCCTGCGGAATATAGTCCTGCTCTACCTGAAGCCTGATTAATAGAAATTGATTGATAATCATGTTTGTCTTGATTGATTACTGTATCAGGCATATACAAAGTGATTGAACTGTCTAATTCAACTGTTCTTTGTCCATAGGAAATGTCGCGACCACCAGTAAAAAATTCGATTCCATTTGCTCCAATTCCAATCAAATCTTCTGTAACTGTACCGATATTAAATTTAGAAGATTGAACTAGTGAACTTCTAAACAAAAAAGAAGTATTAAACGCACCTTGAGTTACAGGAAACTTTCTTGGTCTTCCAGGATCAAATTGATCTGGCGGATTTTTAAAAGATGGTGTTTCATTTGGGTCATCTAGGAACGATCTGCGCTGTGCATATGCAACGAAACGAACTGCATTCTTAAAACCACCACTCGGATCAGTCATATTAAGTGGATATCTTAAATGCTTTGGTTCAGATTTTGATCTAGATCTTCCAATTACATCGATGCCTTCTAAAAGTTCTGCATCTCGCGGAGCAGAACCAGGAGTTCTTCCAATGACATTAATATCTGTCAAGACTTCATCGCCTCTTCGATCGACTCCAGGTCGTCGACCTATGACGTCGATGTTCTCTAATACTTCGGTCATTGAGATTTCCTATAAATAATTGATGGCATACAGCGGCAAATACAGTCCGAAAAACATCAGTAAATATTTAGGTGACCATACGAACATTTGGTATCGATCGTTATGGGAACGCCGAGTCATGGTGCATCTGGATGAAAATCCAAGTGTAATCGGATGGTCGAACGAAGAGATCGTTATTCCTTATTTATCCCCAGTAGATGGAAGATGGCATCGGTACTTTCCAGACTTTTTCGTGAAAGTTAAGAATAGAAATGGTCTAGAAGAAAGTATGATTCTAGAAGTTAAGCCAAAGAGTCAAGCATCTCCTCCTAAACCAAAGAGTCGTATCACAAAGCAATACATCCAAGAAGTTGCAACTTGGGGTGTGAACGAAGCAAAGTGGAAGGCAGCAAATGAATACTGTATGGATAGAAAATGGAGATTTAGTCTAATCACAGAGGATGAATTAGGAATCTGATGGGAGCACTACTCGAAAAAATTGAAAAGGGAATGGCAAAGAAAGGGATCAAGCCAAGAACTGAAGAAGCCAAAAAGTTCATACAAGGCATGGTAGCCAAAGCCTCAATTCCATCCAATAGATCTAATATTCTGAACGATGCAAAGCGAGTTACTGCATTCGCTGCAGTTGGAAGAATGTTCTTCTTTCGATATGATCCACTCACAAAAGAAAGACTCTCGCAATGGGATGAATTTCCTCTAGTTCTTCCAATGGTTGTAGATGGTGATGGGTTCGCTGGCATCAATCTACACTTTCTAGGTCCAGGAGAAAGAATGAGTATTCTGGATGGATTGTCGATGTTCTTAAACAACGATAAATATGACGATTCTACAAGATTTTTATTGTCCTATGATCTCCTATCCAACATGAGCCAATTCTCTGGTGCTGTTCGAAGTTGCTATAGAAGATATCTTTATGATCAACTAGTTTCACCACTGATATATGTAGAACCAAACTTCTGGGAGACTGCAGTATTTCTTCCAGTTGAACGAATGAGGAGTTTTGGTTAATGGCGCTCAATCCAAGAAAAACACTAAACATCAACAACTTTCTCTCAGAGGTTCGAAAGAGCGGATTTTCACGACTCAATAAGATTGCCATTGTAATCAAGCCACCAACAGAACTAGTCAACATTCTGAATTATAAAAATAAAGATAATTATCTCACATACTATGCTGAGTCTGTTTTGATTCCAGGATATGAGATACTCACAAACGATCTTTACTTGGGTGGACCAAAAATGAACATCCCAGTTCGTTCTGAGTATAAAGATGTCTCAACCACATTCTTAGTTGATGATGATATGCGTCAAAAAACCTTCTTTGATGCTTGGTTGAATTATATCAATCCAAAAGAAAATAAATTCGACTTTAGATATAGAGATGATTACATCGGAGAAATTGATGTGTATCAAATCTCCGAAGATGGAAATAGGATTTCATATGGAGTGAGATTATATGAAGTATTTCCGATTGCTGTGAGTGAAGTAAAGGGATCATGGGCTGAGCAAGAAGCAGTAAGAATAGATGTCAACTTCTCATATCGTTACTGGAGAAGTTTCAATGCAGACCGATATGAACGAAATGATAACGAGGCACCAGAAGTCCTTGAAGATATTGAGGTCGTTGGAAGAGCAGCAGACAGAGAAGTTCTTACTGGTATCGATGTTGTTGGAAGAACTGGTGATGGAAATGAGGTTTTGACAGATATTGATGTCAGAGGAACAACAAGTGACAGAGAAGTCTTGACGAGCATTGATGTGGTGGGTCGAGGAAGAAGAAACGTCGACCCACGATAACTATGGAGTGATTTATGGCTATACCAAAAATTGATTTACCAACATTTAAACTTAAACTAGAATCTCTAGGCAAAGACAT